TTAACAAAAGCAGTTGCTATAACTCTTCCAAGAATGTCATTTGAAATGACTTCTGTTCAGTATGATCCAACAAGAAAATCTGGTATAACACAAACATTTAAAGCATCAGATGGGACAAACTTAAAGAAAGTTTTTATGCCCGTTCCCTATAATATTGGATTTGAGTTAAGTATATTTTCAAAATTGAATGATGATGCACTTCAAATTATTGAACAGATATTACCATATTTCCAACCATCCTTTAATATCACAGTTAACTTAATAAGTTCTATTGGAGAGAAAAGAGATATACCAATTGTTTTAGATAATATTTCTTTTAGAGATGAATATGAGGGAGATTTCACTACAAGAACAGCATTAATATACACTCTACAATTTACTGCAAAAACATACTTATTTGGTCCTGTTGCTGATACTAGTGATGGAATAATCAAAAAAGTTCAGGTCGATTATGCTACTGATACTGCAGCATCTGCAAGGAGACAAATGCGTTATACTGCTACTCCTAAAGCACTTAAAGATTATAATAATGATGAAACAACAACTATAAATGAGGATCTAACAACAACAGAAACTAGAGTTACGGTTACTGATTCTAGTTCATTAGCAGTTAATAGTAGAATAGTTGTTGGTAGTGAAATAATGAAGATAACTCAAGTAGTAGATGCAATCACTGTAATTGTTAAGAGAGGATTTGATAGTTCAATTGCTACTAAGCATATTTCAGGTTCAACTATAAATCTATTAACAACAGCAGATGATGCTCAAGTAGCACCTGGTGATGACTTTGGATTTAATGAATTTGACGAATTCTTCGATGATGGATTTACATATAGTCCAACTAAACAAACTGACGTATAGTGAATACCATGTCTAGTTATGATCCTATTGATGAGGCACTAAACACTACTAGTGCTATTGAAGTAAGTAATACACCTGAAGGCGGTTGTGTTAGAAGAAAAGATGAACTTAAAAATGTAACGGGTGATATTGAAAAAGATTATGAGTATACCCGTGCTAACTTATATTCTTTGATTGAGAAGGGTCAAGAGTCCCTTAATGGTATTAGTGTTTGTAGGGTCTACTAGTGACCTTTCAAAGATGATTAAACAAGAATTTCTAAATAGTAGTAACAAAGACTAAAAACGTGGATTTAGCTCAAAGAAGACAGCAATTGCGTCAAAAGCAAGTTGAAACAGTTAAGAAATTTAGACAGTCTAATATGTCTGCATCTTCTGCTATTGAAAAGCAAAAGGATAGAGAACAAATGAAAAAAGAGATTAAACAAGAGTTAAGTCAAGAATCTATTAATATTGAGAACTCTGATGGAGTAACTTTTGCTAGAGTGGTTGATATTGTTGGACCTTCTAACATGAAACCTATGGTATCAAATGGTGTTTGGAAAGGCACAGAACAAATTAGTGAAATGAATGATGAAGAAGATGAACAATCAAAAGAAGATCCAGCACTAAAGGCAAAACAAAAAAGAGCAGATCAAATAAAGAAACAAGTTTTACTTAAAAAAATACAGGCAGTAAGACAGGGTTCTGGAGAAAATATAATGGCATCATATGATGCAAATGATAATATAGATGAGGGTTCATTGCATAAATGGTTTAAGGGTTCTAAATCTAAAGATGGTAAAGGTGGATGGGTTAATGTAGTTACAGGTGGAACCTGTGCTAGTGATGAACCAGGTGAAGGAACACCTAAGTGTGTTTCATCTTCTAAAAGAGCAAGCATGACTAAGGCAGAAAGACTTTCTGCTTCACGTCGTAAAAAGAAAGCAGATCCAGGACAACAACAAAAATCTGGTGCTGCAAAACCAACTTACGTTTCTACTGATAAGAAAAAAATGAAAGAAGAAATTACACTCGACGAAAAGTGCTGGGCTGGTTATACCCAGAAAGGAATGAAGAAGAAAGGTAAGAAAGTAGTTCCTAACTGTGTTCCTGTTGGTGAAGAATTAGTTGCTGAAAGACTGGGTGGTAAAGGTTACAAACCATATACTTCTCTAACAGGGAAGAAGGTCTCTGGTGACTGGGAAGACTCTGATAGAGGTGCTGGTAACAAAGCAAAGAAAAGAGCAGGTGGAAAGGTAGAGAAAAAATCTCCTACTTATCAGGCATATGTTCTTAATAAAGAAGCAAAAGAAGAACAAGGACGTTCTGATTATGGTAAAGCATCAGTAAGAAACAAACGAAAGTTTGGTAAAGAAGGAGAACCTGCTGTATTTGATGCTAGTGGTGAAAGAGGTAAGATGATTGATAAAAGAAGAGAAGAGCATAAAGCAAAACGTGGTGTAAAGAAAGAATCTATATCTTACGG